ATCGTCCTCGTTCTGAGCTCCCTCCTCAAACACAGAACTTGCTCGGCCTGGAAAAGGTATGATCAACTTTCCGTAGGTTGTATCATTATCAAAAAAGTTGCTACTATAAGTATAACCCTCCTCCTCAAATATCCCTTGTAAAAGATCTTTAACCCTTAAGGCTGGCTTAAAACAATTAAGTGGAACTGGAGCTCCGTAATCGTCCATGGGGGTTGTTCCTGGAACTATAACTCCATTCCAATACTGAAGCTGTTGGCCATAATCGATTAGTGGATACACCACTTTCCCTCCAAAGAGATTACCACTCCAACTATCTACTATCTCGTCATGCTTGAACTCATGATTAAGGCTTGAAAGATAAGTGCAATAATCTTGTAGCTTTTTATCTCCGATTGAAGTAGCAAGATTCGAAACATCTCCAAAGATCGCTACATCGTATTCAGCGAACTGGCCTTTTTGAACTATAACATTTTTAAGCTGGAGGTATCCTTTCAGGATCGGTATTGTTTCGTATTCGAGCCATGCTTGAACTTTCAATTTTGGATTGAAGTTATTTGTATCAATCGTTACATTTATATCGTAAGCCTGGCCGAAAAAGTTATTGTTTTTAGTGGATCCTGGTAGCCTGAAGCTTTGAGAAAAAGAGCTGTGAGTTTTGGCCCAATCTTGTATGTTAGAAAATTGAAAAGTGGTAGCGATCGATATGTTCTCAAATATATCAAGCGTGATCGGATCGTCAGTAACCTGATCCCAAACTCGTAATAGTATCTCTCCTTTTTTAGCCATTATCTTGGGTAGTATCTGTTTTGGCTTTGAGCCAAGTTAATAGTAAGTTGTGCTGGCTTTTTTCCAGCTATTTGAATAAGTCCAAAATTAGTATCAGTTATGTTTACTGGTATTGCTTTTCTCGATACATTACTTATTGATCCATGTAATACTCCAGTTCCTGGATTGGTTATGATCCAAACTTTTTGACTTGTAAATAAGCTCGCAATACTATAGTAATCAAGCTCAGTAAGAAAGTCAGTAGTTAGCCTCCAGGATCTTGTTGTATATACTTGGCTTGGCTCAAGAGCATGATCATACTCCTGATACTTAAAGGATCCAGTTACCCCTGATCCTGATCCGTCAGTTTGATAATAATTACCAAGAACTTTACGATAGTTTTTCCTTTTCATAGTATCAGTAATTGTTCTCCTCATATTGAAGTCAAAATAGTCAAAGCCTCCTCGATCATTTTCCCACATAACAGTAGCCTGATTAAACTTTGATCTGTTGATCCCTCCACAGCTATTAGCGTCCCAAACAAAATAGTAATACCATGATCTGATTCCTGGACTTAAAGAGCTTGAAGCGAAAAAGCGATACCATTCCATATCCTCGCCTACTGAGATAGGCTGATCAGCTACTGGTATATGATTATCTACTAAGCTCAAGTTTGCTGGGCCAGCTGGGATCCTACAAAGGTGTTCTCCTGGAGTTACAGTTCCTGAAGCTTGAGGAACAGCGAAAGTATGAGTTATCAAAGTTCCGTCCTTTTTCATAATCTGGTAAGTTATTTGATTCCAGGAGTTCCCTGAAAGCAAGGCCGAGCTCGGTAGCTCAAGAGATCGGTAGCTTTTTGAATTTACTCTCTCTACTGATATACCAAAAGTTCCTGAATAAGCTGGAGGAGCGTCGCAGTAAGGAGCATATACTGAAAGCTTAGGATCAAGCGATGTTCGATCTGACAACATTCGAGATAAGCCTGAAGTCATGTTAAAATCAATCCCTCCATTATTTACAAAACCATAGTAAGGCCTCAATGATCCAAGGAAAACAAGTCCTACTTTATTCGCTAAGTTTGGATACACGATCGGACTATCAGTTGGAGAGGCTGCGTAGCTCTCTCCGATTTCGATCTCGTAGGCCTTAATAGAATTACCCTCGTAAAATTGATAAAAGTTAGTAGGGTTAGGCTGATAAGGAGTAAAGCCAACAAAGCCATCTGTTCCACCATTTGTTGTTAAGAGCTCGCTTGTTAGTTGATCCTGGAGTAATTCTCTATAATTAAATACCCCAGCATTTGAAGCGTTAGGAGCGATCAGAACTCGTGCGATCAATCCTCCTGATCCGTCCTTAACATCAAATACAAAGTTAAACTTATCGTTTGCAACATTTGTGCTTGTTGCTACCATGATCAGCTCTCGGCCGATCGGCTCAAAATTTCCAGGTTGTTGTTGAACTACTATCGCCATTTATCCAATTTTTAAGTTATCAAGTGAGCTCATGGCTGCGTCTATTGTAAGCTCGACATCAGCTGCGAAAACATCTTGTATATTTTTATCTAATTTTTTATACTCCTCAATGAAAGCGTCAGTATAAAAGTTTGTTGCTTCAGTTCCGTATCTACCAATTTTTCGAGCGATCAAATAAGCCATACGCTCTAAAGTAGCTGGTGTTTTCTTAATGAATTTACCTGAGCTGAGATCTCTCGGCTTGAGAGGCTTGATCTTGATCCAGTTAAGGATTGCTCTAAGTGGAGGTTGCTTTCCTGGGCCTCTACCATGCTCTACATACTGAGCATATTTTCCAGCCTTTCCTGAGGCTCCAAAATTAAAGCTTGGAGCTGTTCTATCAAACCCCCAAAATAAAGAGCGAGAGAGCCTCCCTGAAGCGTTAGTGGATCTCTTTGTTGCATATCCTTTACGAGTTTTCTTTGATCTTTTCTTTTCGAGATTTTGCTGAGCCTTAGCCACAACCTTATCTCCGAAATTAGAAAGCAACTCAAAAGTATGTTCGAGATCTCTTTTCATAGCCTTGGAAATCTTGGTTTAACTCGATCAGCCTCAACAAATTGTTTATCGATCTTTTCATCAGTTGGCTGTATGCAAGCTTTGGCTTGATATGGAGTGCTTATCACATAGCTTGCGTTATATCCAACAAGAACATTCTTATACTCCTCCATGAAAGGCGTCATGTTAACTGGTAGATCCACTTCGATCTCCTCTCTCCTTTTGAATATAGTAAAGCCATGCCTGATTTCAGAATCAAGATCCTGGAGGTTTCTCAGCGTATCGCTTAAGATCTCAACCATTCGCTCCTCCTTGTTTTCCTTTTGGTGTAAAAGATCGGCACACATGATCTCCATGTTCATAGTTTGAACGCCTTTCTCTATTGATACGGATCCTGGGATCACATGCACTAAAGGAAAGATCGTTTGTTTATCAAGATCCATAAGATCCACCTGGCCAAAAGTAAAGGTTTTAACAAACCAATGTTGATCGTAATAAGCTTTCAGCTGATCGTATATAACATTCCAGGTTATAGGATCGGCTTGATATGAATTTTGTATTACTGGGCTCATGATTTATATGTATTAGTATTAGCATTATTGAAGCGTCTAACCTCCTCCTCGTTCTTATCCTTAAGCCATGAAAGCCACATCAAGCTTTCGTATATAGGCTTTTTAGTAACCTCCTCTAAGGCCAGGAAATTCTCTCCACTCATGATAGCCAGCGAGTTATACCACCCGTATTTTTCTGCGACTGAGTTATGATATCCGTCAGATTCGCTCTCGCTTTCTCCAGCTTCCGTTTGGTTGTAGAGGTTAGCGAAATCATTGACAAGTCGGTCCCTAAACGCAAAAAAAAAGCTTGTGCTCCGATCACTTTATCCATGCCTAAGTCGAGAAAAGCCTCGCTGTGATCGCTCACATGGGTATCTGAATAAGGCTCTACTGAATACTTTTCCTTTACTTGTATTTTGATAGGCCTCCAAAGTATGGCCATGATCTTGTGAACATTTTTCCAGTATCCTCCTTGCTTCATAAACTCCTCAAAATCGGCCCACTCTCCAGTTGATATTTTGCTCAGGTTTGGTATGAAGCCAAACTCTTTGTTATCAAATTTGAAAGTTTGCTCAAACTTGAATTGAGCTGTATCTGAGCTTAAGATCTTAGTCAGATCCTCGTAGATCCGATTGAGATCCTTAATGTTTAGAGATCTCACTTCCTGAGCTGTTAGATCACAAAATAATTCAAGCGTGATCATTTTCTCCTCCAGGCTTGAGAGCTTTCTTTTTCCCTCTTTCATAAGCTGGTAAGCACGAAATGTTCTGAGCTTGATCTCTTTCCAATTAGTTGGTATTCTTACTTCTTTTGCTTTCATATTAACATAGTATTAAAATTAGTGTTTTTATTCCTTTTTACAAAATAGCATACTCGCCACTAAAGGGCCTTTGTAGCTTCATAATTAGTCCGTATCTGATTGCGTCAATCCCATGATTAAAAGTATCGATCGGCTCGTTCAGGATCTTTCCGTTGCGATCCTCTTTGTATTTATAGTTCCGAAACTCTTTGATAAGATCCAGGCTTGAGCTCAATACATTCAGCTTGTAAGTTCGCATAAGATCCAGGCCTACCCTGATACTATCCTTTCCCTTTTTGGTTGCTTTTATATTGAAGCCTCCTCGGTAGATCTCCTCGATCGATTTAGGCTCAGCACTATCAGCAAATATGTCGGCTGTCCTGGAGATCTCTAAGCCTCTAAATTCTCGAACAATATCTTGATTAGTTAAGCCAGTAGTGTAGATCAGCTGTTCGAAGTAAAGCTCTTGATCATGTTTTCGGATCTTGATCAAAGCTGTCGGATCCTGAGAGTATCCAAAGTCAAGGCCGAGCACGAGCTCCTTTGCATTTTCAGGGATCTGATCCACTATCCCAACGCTCTCAAAAACTAAGCTCCTGGCCTTTCCACGCTCTCCTAAACCATAAACTTTCCAGTAATTAGTATCTGTTTGTTTCAGCCTTTCGATCTCCAGGATCGTGCTTTCAGGTAAGAAAGGGTTATCAAGATAAGTAGATTTGAAAAAGGTAGCGTCATCTCTTGGGATCACTTTCTCATAGATCCAATGAAATTCGTCCGAGGGATTGTAATCAATTATGATCCGATCTGTTGTTCTAAGGCTCAGCTGCGTCCAGCTTTCGAAGTCGATCTCGTTGCACTCATTTATAAAAAGTATGTTTCTCTTTCTACCTCTCACTTTTTGAGGCTGATCCAAACTAATAAACTCGATTGTGTTTCCAAATAGCTGGTATGTTTGATCGCTTTTGTTATGATCCAGCTCCGTATAGTATCCCTCATTTTGGAGGATCTCAAAGAAATCTCTCATGGCTGAAGCTTTGAGAGCTGGTAGCGTTCTCCTACATATAGTTATAAAAGATCCAGCCTCTTTGTTTTCCCAGCAATAGTCCACCAAAACTTTGAGGATCGAGTATGTCTTTCCTGATCTTGTTCCTCCCTGATTAACTGAGATCCTGGAATCACAATTAGATACATCGTAATATGTTTTGGGTTGCTTGATCATAGCTTAAAGTAAAAGTCGATTATCTCTCTCGCTTGATCAAAGCCAGTAGCTACCTCGGCCCAGTAGCCTCTCTCTTTAAGATCCTGGATCACTTTCTTTTGCTCAGCTGAGGGGTAGTTCCCTTTGACTTTGAGCTCGATCGCTAAACCATGAAACTCTCCTCTTGGCTCCATGATCAGGAGATCAGGCCAGCCTTTCCGATAGCCTGAAGCTTTCATTTTTTTGGCCTGGCTCATACTTGTTCTGATCCCTCCAGCTGATCCATTGAAAAGGATCTCTCCTGGTTGCATTTGTAGGTATCTAACAACTGCAATCTGAAGCTGGAGCTCGCTTTCTTTTCTCGGTGATCTTGCTTTTATTTTGTATTTTCTTATCATTTATTTTGTTTACTCAGAACTTCTCCTCAGCTTATATAACGAGTTCTAAGAGGTTTACTCTTTTGGCTAATATCAATACATCAACTTTTGGAGAACTTGTTTACCCCTGAACATCAATGTCTTACAAGAGCCTTTTTCACTCAGGCTTTTCCTTAGGTATAACCCAGCTCGGAGCTTTGATCTCTTTTCCAGCTGAGGTTATATCGATCTTTTGATCATTACCATACCCTCGTTCTCGGCCTCGATTATTCAGCTCATACATAAGTAAAGTGTTAGATCCCTGGCTGTTGTTTTGGATCCTCCTCAACATTTCGTTTTCCAAAAAGTCCAGCCTCAAACCAATGATCTTACCTACCTCCTCGCTGAACTTAGGATCCTCCTCTTTCCATTTATAAAAGGTAGATCTACTTATACCGACAGCTTTACATGCTGGAGTAACAACTCCGAGAGTTTGCTCAAGGGCCTCCAGGATCTTGGCCTTTTGGATCCTTGTTCGCTCTTGCTCTTTTTTATAGTGTTCGATTTCGTCCATTTTTTTAGTATTTATTAGTATAGTATAAATTCATTACAGCACATTCCAAAATAGTATGTTATTGTGGATCCCTCCTTTCTTTGTTTCCATTAAAACCTCCCACGCTTTTGCGTCATAATTTTCTGAGCTTACAAATGGTGGTTTGCTTTTACAATCTTGATCAAATCGATACTTGCAATCTATAAGTTCAACATTATCAGGGAACGATTGCTTTTGGTTTCGAGAATTAAGTCCAACTACAACAGCTTTGATCTTTGCTTCAGGAAAGCCATAAGCTAAACAGCGAGCTAACATACCAGATCCACAAGCTACCCACACCTCATCAAAAGGGCCTTTCCTTTTGTTGATCTCTTTCATGTCATTGATAAAAGGGTCCGAGGCTTGAGGAACATCAAAACCTAAGGGTAGAAATAGTGCTCCATGATCTTGAGCGTATCTCCTGGCTTTGCTTTGAACATTCGTCATATATCCGTAAGGAACTTGGTAGATCGTAGCTCCATGCTCAAGTGCTACTTTTTGATTTCGAT